TTTGTCCCAGTCAGGATTCGCATCCTTCCAGTCACAATATTCTTTCATGGTCATAGAGAGAGTCTTAGTCTCTCCAGTCTTCAAATTTTTTACAGGGTAAGTAGGCATTAATCGATCCTCAGAGATGGTTGAATACAGTCGGCATAGGTGTCATCACATCCACAGTCTTCGCCCTCAGAGCACCATCCAAGCGCCTCAGAGATCGTTGGGAACTTACAGATGAAATGCTGCTTAGCAAGCAGTGCAATGTCTTGGTGCTCCTTCTGGGTGCCGTT